GGATTACCTATATTATACGGGCAGATTTAGAGGCCGTGCTCCCATATAATCTCTAAAACAGGCGAAGCTGTGCTGTGTAGGCTTAGGCAATGGATTATAGTAGACATACTGCAAACACCGCAAATTGAATAAATTGCGAAATGACAGAAGACATCTAAATAAAATGTTTAGCATCTGTAGACAGTTGTCACAGACGTGGGTTATCGGAGAGGCTCAAATGCAACAGACAAAAAGACGAATGAGTATAAGAAACGTGGCTATGACCTATGGTATTCCAGCCCGTACTGTTGCTAGAGCTGTAGAGCAGGGGGAACTGCCAGCCTTGCGCACCATAACCGAAACAGGCAGAGAACGCGCGTATATATCTGCGGAAGACGTAGAACGTTGGCTTTCCTTACTCTCAGTTGAAAATCAGGCGACTAGTAGCAGAAGCGCGCAGGGACAGTAATGACTTCATGGGAATCAGCAAAAGGTAGACTTCTTCCAGGAGCCGAATGGTACGCGCAACAAGGTTGGAGAATTCTTCCATGCTATGGAATAGTTGATGGCCGTTGTACCTGTAATGGATTACACACCGAGCCTAAGGACGTCGGTAAGCATCCAAGTATTAGTGAGTGGCAAGTCTACTCTAGCACTGACCCAGGCACAGTTCGCAAGTGGTGGGAGTCAGCGCCTGAAAGCAACATCGCAGTTTTTTGTAAGGCATCAGGTTTTCTAGTTATAGACGTTGACCCTCGTTCCGGTGGTGAGGCTTCGTTTGAAAAGTTTGAAGAGCTCGTAAACTTCAACTTGCCTAAGACCGTCGAGGCTCTAACCGGCGAGTATTCATACAAGGGAAAGCTTGCCAGAGGGCGACACCTATACTATAGGGTAGACCCAAATGAACAGCTAATTGGAAGACTTGACAAAGAGCTTCCCGGAATTGACATCAAGCACAACGGATACGTGCTGGTCGCGCCGTCGCGACACTTCTCTGGAAACACCTACGACTGGAAACCTGGCCAAGCTCCATGGGAAATCGAGATTGCACAGGCTCCCGAGGAACTGCTTCAAGTCTTACGAAAAAAGAACCGTAGAAGCGGAAGTGCGCTTGGCCAAGGTGACTGGTCGTTCATGGACAACCTTGAATACAGTGGCGAACGAGTAGACATCGAGAAGATGCTTGATGAAGGAATTGCCGAAGGTTCTCGCGCAGTTGACATCTATCGACTTGCCTGTGCACTTGCAAACAAGATGGGCGTTGACACTGAGTACAAGAGACTGGCTCTTGAAACTCTAATGATTCGCTTCAATCACGAGAAGGTTCGTCCGCCTATGGACCTCGAGGGACCTAACTCGTTGCTAATGCACGTGAGACGCGCCATGGACTTTGTAGCTGAGAATGGACATAGACGAGATGGAATGTTCCCCGGAGTACTCAGTGAGTGGGCTAGAAGGTCTCAGGCTGAGTCTCAGAGCAGTGCACAAGGTGGTGACACCGAACGAGTCGGAACGTCTGACCCAGATGACTCGCGTGATAGCAACGTAAATCAGCTTCCTGGAACTTTAGGTGGCTCAGTAAAGGCCTCGGTCACGGGCGGAATCTCTATAGCGCAGGCTTTTGCTGGCAGCAACGTTGATGTTCCTAAGGACCCAGACGCGCTTAGCGAGGCTGAAGGTGGTACACCTGGAATGCGTACTCTAAGTGATACTGGAAACGGCCGTAGACTCATTGACACCTTTGGCTCCGCCGTTCGGTACACTCCTGGACTAGGTTGGTTCCACTGGAATGGAGACTACTGGAAGCCAGACGTTGAAGAACTTGAAATGCGTGAGCTTGCAAAGCGCCTAGCGACCGTAATCGCCTCTGAGGTCGTCAACTACACTGACCTAAAAGAGCAGAACGACGTTGTTAAGTGGGCTCAACAGGCTAAGTCAAATGGTCGTCTTTCCGGCGCGCTAGAGTCCGCGACATCTGACCCTCGCGTGACTGTTGGAGTAGACACCTGGGACAGCGACTCTCACCTGCTTGGTGTTCAAAATGGTGTCATTGACCTTCGCACTGGAGAGCTACTAAAAGGTCAACCTAATCTTTACATTACTAAACGCGCTCCTGTGGCGTACACTCCTGGACTTACAAACGTTCGCTGGCAGGAATTCATAGACTTCGCTACAGGTGGTGACAAGGAGCTTCAGGACTGGCTACAGAGAGCTGCCGGATACTCGTTAACCGGTCTGCGTACTCAAGACGTTATGTTCTTAGTTTATGGTCCGCCTGGCTCCGGTAAGAACACCCTGGTCGAGGCTATCGTAAAGTGCATGGGTACTCAACAGTATGCGTGGCCTTTAGACTCTAGCATTCTTGCTCAAGGAGATGGACAGGCTCATGGTTCGGACCTTTATCACTGGGCTGAGCTTCGTGGTCGTCGTATGGTTTGGGTTGATGAGCTTCCAGAGTCTGAGCGCATGAAGGAAAACTCCGTTAAGAAGCTAACTGGTTCATCTGAAATCTCTGCTCGTTCTCCTGGAGAGAAGCCGTTTACGTTCCAGTCACAGGCAAAACTTTGGGTGACAACTAACCACAGACCGATAATCAACGATGACGCGATGTGGCGTCGTCTGCGTCCAATTCCACTTATAAAGACTCCAGAGAAGCCAGACCCAGACCTGAAGGAATACTTCTTCGACCCAGAAGGCGCTCTGCCTGCCGTCCTGTCTTGGGCAGTTGAAGGTGCTATCAAGTACCTTGGTTCTTCTGCTCGTGACCCACTTGGTTGGTGCGCAGCTGTTGCTGACGCCGCTGAAATCTATCGCAAGAACGAAGACAGAATTGGCATGTTCCTAAACGAAGAAACTCTTGAGGTAGCAGGAGCTGCGGTGTCTATCAAGGACGTCTACGCGGTCTACCGGTTCTGGAGTGAAGGCCGTGGAGAAAAGGCACTATCGCAGATAGGTTTCCATAGGAAACTTGCTGACCGTGGAGTTGAAATCCTAGGTCAGGGCTCAAGGGCTGAGATTTTAGGAAGAGTAATGGCGCCTAGGGCGGTTGAGCGCAGTGAAGTATCCTGGACAGAAAACGTGCTAAAGGCAAAGACATACTAGCTAAGAAACACCGGGTCTGCTCTATTTAACAATTTCAAGACGTTATAGGATAAACTAGCGTTAGCGACGTCTTTGGGAGATAGGCGTCTTGGAGAGCCGGGTTCGCGTAGACCCGGCTTTCCAAACAACAGTCTAAACCTCTAAATCGACTAGGTCTGTTTCGTAGAGATTTTTAGAAGTCGCAGTCAGCTTTCCTTCTTCGTTGAAATAGACTATCTTTTTTGTCATAAGGTAATCTAAAATTCTTTCTCTTTCGAAGATAGCGCCAATCTCAAACGAGGCAGTTGCCTCGACAGTGGTCCTGACCGCGTCTAACAGCGTGACAACCTCTCTTTGCAGCTCGTCTATCTCGGTCTGCTGGTCTTGTATAATCACTTGAAAAACTGCGTTATCAAGCATTAGGTCAGTCATTCTTTGTTTTCTTTTTGAGACTCTTCCAAACACGAGCACCTCCGGATGTTAACTACGTGATAGATTTATTCTATAGAAGTAATTGAATAGAGTAGGGCAAAACACCAGTGTCCGATAGCAAGTCTAAGTCGAACGCATGTCAGAAATGCGGAGAGGTTTACGTAGTCAATACGCTGGCGCGTTGCTGCGAGCTTAAGCACGAAGGACGCGTGTTTGTTAGAGATCCAAGACAGGAGCCAAGAAATAAGCGTGACAGAAAGAAGAGCGATGAAGACAAATAACTTAGTGAGTGAGGCGTTGTCCAATGGTGGAAAATTAGTTCCGCTCGTGATTCCGAGTGAGCTGCCGCTTGGAGCAGGAGTTATGAATCCGTCGGTGTTTGTAAACTCTAAAGATGAGATTTTAGTAAACGTGAGGCACATAAACTACACCTTGTACCACGCTGAAAACAACCAAAGATTTATAAGTCGCTGGGGTCCACTTGCGTATTTGCACCCTGAACAGGACATGGCGCTTAGAACTACTAACTACATCTGCAAGTTAGATGAAAATCTTGCTATGACTGGATACGGAGTTGTTGACACATCTAAGTTAGACGTTACGCCGCTGTGGGAGTTCACCGGAGAGGAAGACTGCAGGCTAGTTCAGTGGGAAGACAAGTACTACGTAGTCGGCGTGCGCAGAGACACTACTCCAAACGGACAAGGTCGAATGGAGCTAAGCGAGGTAGAGATAGACGAAAGCTCGTGGACGATAAAAGAAGTTTCTAGGCTTAGAATTCCACCGCCTGTTGACGTTCACTCTTATTGTGAAAAAAACTGGATGCCGATTTTAGACATGCCTTATCATTTTGTGAAATGGACTTCTCCGACTGAGGTTGTTAAGACCTATCCAAAATTGCCTCCTAGGTGCGAGCAGGTTATCGTCTCTGAAGGAGTAAAGGCAACTAAAGACCAAAGAGGCGGCTCTCAGGTTTTAAGGTGGAATGACCACTACATAGCTATAACGCATGAGGTTGACTTGTATAAAAACTACCTTGGTCAAAAAGACGCTGTGTACCGCCATCGGCTTGCGGTCTGGGACGACTCGTTTACCCTTGTTGGTTTATCTAAGCGTCCTATCTCTTTTCTTGACGCGCAGGTAGAGTTTGTGGCTGGAGCTGCACGCTACAAAGATAGCCTATTGATAAGCTTTGGATTCCAGGATAACGCTGCGTACATTCTGCAGACTCCATCGAGCGTTGTAGATAGACTAATAGAGGAAGCGATAGAGGATGAGCTACGATAAGCAAATAGGAAGTCTGGTCTCTGAGCTTTCAAATGAACCGTTCAGTCCCTCGCTAAACTTTAGAATAGGCTTAGAATACGAAAAAATAGGACAGGCTGCGTCGGCCGTTAGCTTTTTTCTTAGGGCAGCGGAGTATGGCTATGAGACAGACCCACTCTTAGTCTACTCATCGCTTCTTAAAATCTCACTGTGTATAGAAGAACAGAGTGACAGAAAACACACGGTAAGCAACGCTATTCTACAGGCCATTGCGTATAGGCCGGAGAGACCTGAGGCGTACTTTCTGCTTTCAAAGTTTTACGAAAAAGAAGGCAACTGGCAGGAGTGCTACACCTTTGCAAGTGTAGGCCTGTCGTGCCTAAAAAATTCTATCGTAAAGCTTCCGGTGGCTATTGGAGAGTACCACGGAGACTACGCTCTTGAGTTTGAAATTGCGATTAGCGCCTGGTGGATTGGCAGAAGAGAAGAGAGCATCGAACTTCTTAAAAATCTAAGCGCTAGACCTGAACTAAGTCTTTTGTATAGAAACGCCGTAGAAAATAACCTAAAAAACCTAGGTATTTATTAGTCTACCACTTACCAAGCGGGCACTTAGCTGCCTCTAGTTTTGTTTTAAATTCCATAAAACAGCCGCACTTCTTGCACTGGTCTATAACTTTGATAAGTTCTGGGCAAGCTCTGCAGATAGCCATACGCTCTTCAGCGTGACTCTCGTCAATCTTACGAGTCTTCGGGTTTAGCAGGTCTAACGGTGTTACACCGTTCTTTTCCTTGTACTGCTCCCAGCGGGACTTCTTAGGCTCCGTGCTCACCGTGGAACGGCTCCAATCCAGTCATGTCTCTTTCAAGGATTACAAACTCCCCATTTACAAAAAGTGCATTTGGAGACTCAACATAGAGACCATAAGGATAATCAGTTAAAACCAATACCTGTGGATTACTTAGTAAGATACTTCCAAAATAGTCTGAAGTCTGAAACTCTTCCAATACCTGATTATCTTTTAAGAAACGAACCGTTACTCCATCATGCTCTGGATATTCATTTGATATATCCACTACCTCGTCTGCATCGGTAAAAATACTAGCATGTTGTTGCGACAAAGGCAAGTCATAAAGACATTGTGTGTCTATAACCCAAACTAGTGCAACACCTCTAGTTCCACTTGGAGTAAAAATTATTGAGTCATCAGTAAGCATATTTATATCCTAACAATCGTAAGTCCATCCACCTGGATCAACAGGAGAACAGGTAGCACCTACACCTAGGTCTGCTGGAGCACAAACAGATGTTGATTGGCAACAGCCAAGAGATACTTGTCCACTTGTGCACCGTTTTCCAGACCCACCTCCTGATGGAGTAACCGAGTTGCTTGGAGAAGACGGCACACTTAAGACGTTGATTCCAGTCCCATAGTTTGCTGTAGCGGTTACGGTAAAAGTATACGCAGTTCCACTAGTTAGTCCGCTAACTGTTATCGGGCTAGTTGCACTAGAACCCGTGATGCTTCCAGGACTGGAAGTAGCTGTGTAGGTTGAAATTGTATTATTTTTACCTTTGTAGACAGACGCAGTGAATGGTACGGTAGCACTAGTAGTTCCCGCTGTTGCAGTGCCTATGGTTGGAGCGGCTGGCTGCTTGCCATCTCCTGACGCTACGACTCCTATGTGTAGTGGCATTAGGCGCTCAAGTCTCCTGCAAGTAGCCAGGTGCACGAGGACGCTCCGCTTGCAAGGCATATCAGCGTGGCGACTGAGTACTGGGCTCTTATTTTAGTTCCTGGAGTTGAGTAGCCTGTTACGCCGGCGCCGGTAAACGTGACTGTTACGCCTGCCGTTAGAGCTACTAGAGTTATTTGCGTGCCTACTGGTGCGTTGTAAAGTCCTGTGCCAACAGTGAACGCAAACGCACCGTTCATTTGGACCACTGTGTTATAGTCAGACGTAGTGAGAGTGTACGCTGCTGTTTTAGCTGTTCCATTTACGCCTGGGAAGTCTCTACCTTGAATACCCTGTGTGCCTTGAATACCTTGTGTACCTTGCACGCCTGTCGCACCTTGCGCGCCTGTTGTACCTTGAATGCCTTGTGTACCTTGCGCGCCTTGAACACCTTGCGAGCCTGTTGCTCCTTGAGAACCTGTTGCGCCTGTAGTTCCTTGAATACCTTGCAGGCCTTGTGTTCCTTGTGAGCCTGTTGTTCCTTGTGAGCCTGTGGCACCTACTTCACCTGCTATTGCTAGTATCCAGTTGCTACTTGAGCCTGAACCGACAAATCTGTCAATAGTAACACTTATTCCAATACCTTCTTCATAGAAAGCACCAATCGTTCCTTCTAGGTATTGAGCGGCATTAGCACCATTAATAATCCTGATACGCATACCAATGTAATAAGCACCATATTTATTTAGGTCAAAAGATTTACCGCCAGTAGCAAAAGTATTAGAAGTTGTACTTAGAACTCCATCGTATCCAGTGCCAGTAGTACCTTGTGTACCTGTAAGACCTTGTGTACCTGTTGTACCTGTCGTTCCTTGTGTACCTGTCGTACCCTGTCTTCCTTGAATGCCTTGTGTACCTTGTGCGCCTGTTGTACCTTGAATGCCTTGTGTACCTTGCGCACCTGTCGCACCTTGTGCGCCTGTTGTACCTGTTGTACCTGTTGTACCTGTTGTACCTTGTGTACCTTGCGCACCTGTTGTACCTGTTGTACCTGTTGTACCTGTTGTACCTTGAATACCTTGTGTACCTTGCGCACCTTGTGCGCCTGTTGTACCTGTTGTACCTGTTGTACCTGTTGTACCTTGAATGCCTTGTGCACCATTTGTTCCTGAGGTACCTTGTGCGCCTGTTGTACCTGTTGTACCTGTTGTACCTTGAATGCCTTGTGAGCCTGTTGTTCCTTGTGTGCCTACTACTGTGCTCCAGGTAGGCGTTGCGCCTGCACCAGCTGAAGTTAGGACTTGACCTGAAGTACCTGCGGAAGTGTTAAGAATAATAGGTGAAGTAGTGCTAGATAGAGTTAATCCTGGGACACTTATAGCACCGTAAATAGTTCCTCCAGCACGAGGCATCATTGTCTGTGACCACATGTCGGAGTTGAAGTTGTACGCCCATAGATGCTGGAGTCTAAGTTGAGTGCTGTTAGGTGCTGAAATTGTGTAGCGAACTTGGTTGATACCTGTGGCGTTGCTGTTGGTTAGTCCAGAAACTGAGGTAAATATGTCTTCGCTGGTGTTTGACGTAGTTGTAGACACCGTGACCCATGAGCTGCTGTCTAGTGAAAATACTTCTATGGTTACGCTGTTAGCTCTAAAAGTAGTGCTTCCAAAACTAATTCCAACCCAGGCACCGTAGGTGAGTGTTCTAGGAAGAGGAACAGTAATGACAAGTGGGAAAGTAAATCCGCTGGTTGGGCTGATGTTGAAAAAGCTAGCCGTGCCGTCGAACATGGCGTCCCAGTTGGCATTTGAGATTGAATAGGCGCTTCCGTTTTGTGTTGCAGCTACAGCGGAGCCGCGGAGCCTAGCGTTAGCCATGTCGTTTGTAAGGTAGGTGTTGTACATCAACCTACCCTCTGGGTTATGACCAGCAAAGTAGCTAGACGTGGTAGAAATAAATGATGACGACCATGTTGGAGTTGTTCCAGCGCCTGCTGAAGTAAGAACTTGTCCAGTAGTTCCTTGTGCGCCATTCAAGGTTAGTGGCGACGTTGCTCCTGAGAGTGCGACACCTGCTGGAGTTGCGATGTTTCCAGTGAACGAGTTCGTGGCAGCGGTGTACGTTAGTGTTCCCTGGCCATTAGTGCCATTGCCACCAGAAGCGATAATACGAGAATCAAAGTCAATCGCTGTTGCGCCAGAGTGGAAGTCGATGAACGGAGTTGTCGCCGCTCCGCCTGTGTAGCCGATTTCGAAACCAACGCTTGCGTTTAGACCTGGACCAAGGTTTACAGAGTTGTTCCAAGTCTGGTTGCCTGTAAAAGTGTTATTAGCAGAAAGTCTAGGAACTTTAGCTGTATCAATGTCAATAGTTACGGCTGCAGAACCAGTGAAGGGGCTTGTTCCAGTTGTGGCTGTAAGACCTTGAGTTCCAATTGTGAGTGCGTTAGCTACTACAGTTCCTTGACTTCCCTGTAGACCTTGAGTTCCCTGTGCACCTGTTGCGCCTTGCGTACCTGTGATTCCTTGAATGCCTTGGATTCCTTGTGTTCCTTGAGAACCTGTAGCGCCTGTAGTTCCTGTTAGGCCTTGGATTCCTTGTGTTCCTTGCGAACCTGTAGTTCCTTGTGAGCCTGTTGTTCCTTGTGAGCCTGTGTCGCCTTTATCGCCTGTTCTTACAAAGGTGACTATAATGTCGTCTGAGTTTGCAAATGTGG